GACCAGGTCACCCAGTATCTTCGGACCAATGACATTGGTCAGGACGATTTCCTGATGGGCCTGGAGCTGATGGCCGCGATGCGGCGGGGAGATTTTCTGAAGTTTTACGAGGGGGTTCGGCCCTATGTGAAGCTTTGCGAAGAATACCTCGGCATATCGTTGCCCCCTGACCTGCAACAGCAGGTGCAACAGGGGCACATGACGACTCAGGCCGCGGCCATGTTCTCTCGCGAGCGCATGGACAAGGCGATGGCGCAGACCAACGTGGTCCGCCAGCAGGCTGCGCTAACGCAGCACCAGCAGTTGTCATCGACACAGCAAGAGCAGCGACGGCGAGAAGTGCTAGCAAATCAGGTGGCAACCAACGTCAACGCCTGGGAAGCGCAGATTGCGCGCAAAGACCCCGACTACGCGGCGAAACAAAAAGCTGTCCAGAATACGATGCACGCTGTCATGGCCGAGCAAGGCCCGCCGCGGTCAGTCGAACACGGCCTCCAGATCGCCCAAGAGGCGTATCGCCGTGTCAACGAACAGTACCGCGCCTGGGCACCTCAACGCCGGGCCACCTATCGTACTCCGAGCAGCACCGGCCGTACCGCTGGCGCGAATTCACCCGAGCCGAACACCTTGCTGGAAGCAGTCAGGTTCGCACGGGAAGGAGCGCGCCTCTAACCATTTGAGAGGCGACCATGCCTACCTATACCGCTCCGCTGCTTAACCACATTACGACGGCCGCTCTCGATTGGTGGCTGAACAAGGGGACGGCTTTCCAGGAAGCCATCCAGGAGAAACCTTTGCTCGCCGCGATGGAGAGCAAGAAGAAGACCTTCCCCGGCGGCAAGGGCAATATCATCGTATCGGTGAAGGGCGACTTCGGTAACACCGCAGCTCCCGGCACCGCCGATCAATTGGTCGGTTACGAGCTTGCCGATACCGTCAACTACTACACCCCGGCCAACCTCACCCAGGCGGTGTTCCCCTGGAAGGAGCACCACATCGGCATCATGCTGACGCATTCGGAACTGAAGTCCGACGGCATCAGCGTCACCGATTCCGGCAACATGGACGACACCAACGAGCACTCCGGCCGTGACGACACCGTCCTGGTCGGGCTGCTGCAGGATGCTTTGCAGGATGTCAGCGAGCAGTACGCCCGCGGCATGAACAACCTGCTCTGGACCAACGGCGCCGCCGACCCCAAGGCGCTCGCGGGCATGGCTGCGCTGATCACCGATGACCCGAGCGTGGGCATCGTGGCCGGCATCAACCGGGCGCAGCGCACCTGGTGGAGAAACCGCGCCTACACCACCGCAATGGGCACCGCCGTCGGCACCACGCCGGCGCTGGCCGCCTGGGGCGGCGGGCCGATCACGTCCAACACCACCAATGGCGGCTCGCTGATCACGCTGCTGCAGAAGGAATACCGCCAGCTCACCCGGTACGGCGCCAAGCCGAACACCGCGTTCTGCGGCTCCGACTGGCTCGGCGCTCTCGAAACCGAACTGCGCGCCAACGGCAACTACTCGATGCAGGGCTTCGCATCGGGCAAGGACATCTCGGTCGGCAAGATCTCCTACATGGGGACCGATTTCGAGTACGACCCCTCGCTCGACGCGCTCGGCAAATCGAAGCGTTGCTACTGGTATGACAGCCGCGACATCTTCCTTGTCGCCATGCAGGACGAGTGGCGCCACCAGCACTCACCCGACCGCGCGCCGGACAAGTATGTGATCTATCGCGCGATCACCTCCACCGGGCAGCTCTGTGCCCGGCGCCTGAACGGCGCCGTGGTCATCGATATTGCCTGACCCCTTCGGGGTCGCGAAAAAATTTTTTCGCGGCCCCGATTTTCAGGAAGGCCGACCATGACCAAGAAGATCCAGTACTGCACCTGCAAGGTCAATCTCGCGGGGCAGAATTGCCACACCGTGATCTACAACGAATTCAACCCGGTGACCTGGCCGGAGATCCAAGTGCTGATGCAGTTGCATGGCGAAGAGAACGTCATGGACATCATGCCGTGCGGCATCGGCGAGGTCTGGCCTACGGACGAAAAGAATCGCCTGACCAGCGTCTACGGCCCCAAGGTTGTCGAGGCGTGCTTTCCGGGGCGGGCCTTCCGCATGGACTTCGTGATGACCGGCGAGGAAGACCTGCCGCGCTACGCGGATGGCGAGCGGGTATCCACCAAAGAGCCGAAGCCGGGCAACGGCGATGACGAAGAGGATGACGGCGGCGAGGATGAAGTGGTCAAGAATCTGGCTGCCGCGCAGCTGGAGCCGATCTTCAAACCGTCGACACGCGGACGCAAGGCTGAAGTCGCCAAGGAGGCCTGATGCCGCTAGGGGTAACACTGCTGGAGCTGCGTCGGGAACTGCGCGCCGAAACCGGCACCAGCATGAACCCGGCGCAAGGTACGCAAGCGCAAAGCTCGCTGGACATCATCTTAGCGCGCCAGCAGCGCGAGCTGTGGGACGCCTATAACTGGCAGCACCTCAAGCTGTGGCTCGACATGGGTCTGACCGCCGGCCAGACCACCTACGACTTCCCCGAGATCATGCTGTTCGACCAGGTGCAGAACCTGTACGTCGCGTCCAGCCTGAACTCGGACTGGAAGCGGCTGACCTACGGCATCGATCCCTGGATGATCAAGCCCTCCGGCGTTGGCCTCGGCACGCCGGCGCGCTGGCGCAATGTGGTCGGCATGGATCTTTCCGTCAGCCCGCCGATCACCAAGACCGACGGCCAGTTCGAACTGATCCCGGCACCGTCGACCGATGACATGTTGCTGCGCTTTGAGGGCATGGCGCCGCTCAACCGCCTGGTCAACGACACCGACAAATGCGTGATCGACAGTAAAGCGATCGTGCTGTTTGCCGCCGCCGAGGTGATGGCGACCCAGAAGAACGAAGCCGCGCCGATGAAGCTCACCAAGGCGCAGAACTACCTGCGGCGTCTGCTCGCCGACCAGGGCGCGGACAAGCGCGCGAACTACAACATGGGAGGCAACCACCGCGGCGGCAACGACCCGGACAGAAGCCGCCGCGCTGTGCCATACATCGACTACATCCCCGGCTGATGGAGGTAGTCGTTGCCATATTTTACCATAACGGACTTCGCAGCCGGGCTGGATATTCGTCGCTCTGAACTGACCGCGCCAGCCGGCACGCTGCGCAGCATGATCAACTGCCACATCACGCCGGGCGGCGAGATCGAAAAGCGCATGGCGTTCGTTCCGTTCTGGGAATGCGCGCCGGAAAGCCGCGGCCTGGTCCAGGTCAACCAGAAGCTCTACACGTTTGGTCCTAACGGTCCCTACAAGACCGAGCCGCCATCTGGCTTGTGGTCGATCGGCGTGCTCGGACAAGCCACCCCCACGATCTATGAGATCATCGACTTCGACATCTTCGATGACAAAGTGTTCACCATCCTGTGGAAGGACAACGTCGGCAACATCGGCCGCTACTTCGACGGCATGAACGTGGCGACCGCCAACGGCTTCTACTGCAAGACCTACAAGACCAAGATGTACGCGGTGGGCGGCAACGTGCTGCACTTCTCGGCCACCGGCAACCCGGCGATGTGGTATCAGCCGCCGCCGAACACGGTGCAGGACGGCTCGGGCTTCATCGATCTGTCGCTCGGCGATTCCGACATGACCGACGGCATCGCGCTGGAGGTCTACTACGACAAGCTCGCGATCATGAGCAAGACCGCCACGCAGCTGTGGGTGATGGACCCGCTGCCGGAGAAGAATCAATACGTTCAGACCTTGCGACAGGCCGGCACCATGGCCTGGCGCAGCGTGCTGCAATACGGTTCCGGCGATGTCATGTACGTCTCGGCCTCCGGCATCCGCTCGCTGCGCGCGAGGAATTCGTCACTAGCCGCCGCGGTGTCCGACATCGGCTCGCCGCTCGATCCCGTGATCCAGGATCTGTTTCGCTACATGGGCGAGGACTGGATGAGCGGCATCATCGCGCTGTTGCAGCCGGTGACCGGGCGGTTCTGGATCATCTTCCCTGATCGCATCTACATCCTCTCGGCCTTCCCCGGGCCTAAGATCACCGCCTGGTCCGAGTACGACCCCGGCTTCACCATCACCGCCGCCGCCATCCACGATAACCGCGTGGTGGTGCGCGACACCGCGAACATCGTCTACGCCTATGGCGGCATCTCGGACGAGGGGCCGGTCTACGACGACTGCTATGTCGAGCTGGTGTTTCCGTTTCACGCCGGCGAGAACGTCGCCACTTTCAAAACCTTCACAGGATTGGACGCCACCTGCACCGGCCTGCCGTGGGAGGTGTCCTGCGCCTTCAACATCGAAGACCCCTACAGCGAGGACTATGTCGGCCTGTTCGACGGCTCCTCGTTCCTGCAGGGTCGCTTTCCCATCGTTGGCCACTCCACGCACATGTCGTTGCGGCTGCGCTCCAATCCGCTCGGCACGCCGGCGGAAGAGCGCCAGCCGGGGCCGCAGATCCTCTCCAACATGGTGGTGCATTACCAGGTATCGGAGAGCGGATGAGCATCGACATCGCCAACGCCGATCGCGGCATGATCCACGCGGTGCTGGATAATCTTCGCGTGGACGACTGGACCGAGATGATGGCGTCCGGCGTCGATTTCAGCACGCTGCCGGCGGTCATCATGCGGCACAAGGTGTTCGCGTTCTGTGCGTTCGATTACGAGGATGGCCCGATCGCGATCTGGGGTTTGGTGCAACGCAGACAAGGCGTCGGCGCCGGCTTCGCCTTCGGCACCGAGCAATGGCCCCAGGCAGTGATTCCGATGCTGCGGCAGATCCGGGGCTTCGTGCTGCCTTTCCTGGTCGAAAACGGCTACCATCGGGTCGAGGCCGCGGCACTGGCGCGGCGTGACGACGTCCGGCGCTTCATGGAATTGATCGGCGCAGAGCCAGAGGGGCTGCTGCGGGGCTACGGTACAGGCGGCCAGGATTTCACGGCTTACAGGTGGCTTAAAGATGAACATGGCAGTGCAAATGCCAACCGTCAGACGCAGAACGACAGCCACACCGCACATTAACCTGCGGCTGGCCGAGGTCGGCGACGTCGAGAAGATCGTGCCGTTCCTGGGCGATTTCTTCGCGCGCTCCTGCTGGGCCAGGGATCTCCAGTTCCACCCGGCGAAGGCGCAGCGGTATCTGTTCGGCGCGATCGGCTCCGGCTACGCGCCCTACGTCATCGCGATGGACGGTGACGAGCTGGTCGGCCTGTGCAGCTACCACACCTTCGACGTCTTCACCGACCCGATCGCGGTGATGGATGAAACCTATGTGGTCAAGAAATATCACCGCACCGACCTCGGCCGCCGGCTGGTGTCGCTGGTGCTGACGCTGGCCAAGAGCGAAGGCTGCAAGGTGATGAACTTCCCGATCGCCTCCGGCATGCCGGAGCAGAACTCGCTGATGAACATGATCGGCCGGCACTTCGGTGCCGACTATGTCGGCACCGTTTTCAGGAAGGTGCTGTGATGGGTGGCAAGGGTGGCGGCGGTGGCGGTGTGGGGGGCGGCGTCAGCGACATGGTCGTTGTGAGGGACAAGGACGGCAGCGAGCATTCGGCGTTCGCAGGCGACATGGGGACAACGTGGACCTCCGACCAAGAGTGGATACCGATGAGCCAATGGCAGGCCAACGGCAACAAATGGAAGGCCGACGAGCCTGCGCCGGCGGCGGCCGCGGAGACACCCAAGGCGGAAGAGCCGATCGTGACGACGCCGGACCCGACGCCAACGCCATATCCGACACCAACGCCAGATCCGACGCCGACCCCGACGCCGACAGATCCCGGGGGCGCCCCGAGCGGGGACGTGCTCGGTGGCTCGATCCTGAATCCGCCGAAGTACTGGGTCGGCGGCATCGACAGCTACAAAAAGGGGCCGTCGACCAAATCATCTTCTCTAACCACTACGCAGACGTGAGGACCGATCATGGGCGGTAAAGGTGGCGGCGGCAACGACGAGCCTGGCTGGATGCCGATCTGGCGTGCCGAACAGGAGAAGCAGGCCAAGGCGAAAGCCGACCAGGACGCCATCGACGCGGCCAACAAGGCTGCGGCCGACCGGGCGGCCAAGGAGCAGGCCGCCGCCGACAAGGCCGCTGCGGCCGCCGCCGACAAGGCGGCCAAGGACGCCGAGAAGTCGGCCTCGGACAAGGCTGCCGCGGACAAGGCGGCCGCCGACAAGCTGGCCTTGGAGACCCCGATTGGTCCTGCCATCCAGGCCGGCGGCGCCATCACCCAGCCGACGGCCTCCGGCAACCCGGCCGTCCCCGGCGGCACGGGCGCCGGTGACACGCTCGGCGGCGCGGTGCTTGATCCGCCGAAATACTGGGTCGGCGGCGCCGACAGCTTCCGGTCACCTTCGACGCGCAAATCGTCGCTAAGAACAACTTTGTGAGGATACGAGCATGGGCGGAAAAGGTGGCGGTGGTGGCGAGCCTGGTTGGATGCCGGTCTGGCGCGCAGAGCAGGACCGGCTAGCCAAGGAAAAGGAAGCCGCGGACGCGGCGGCCGCGACGGCGAAGGCTGCGCAGGACAAGGCGGATCGGGAGGCGGCCGATGCGGCGGCAGCCGCTGATGCTGCGTCGAAGAAGAAAGCCTCGGACGACGCGGCGGCGGCAACCAAGAAGGCGGCGGACGATGCCGCGATCGCAGCGGCGCCGAAAGCGACAACCAGCCTGCCTACGCCGGACACGCCCTCCGTTACGGGGACGCCGGCGGCACCTGTGACGCCGGAAGCGCCCGCGGCCGCGATCGGCACGCCGATCGAAACCGGCGCGCCGCTCGGCACCACGCCGGCGGTAGAAACCGGCGATCTCCTCGGCGGCGCGGTGCTGAAGCCGCCGAAGTACTGGGTCGGCGGCCTCGACGCCCAGACCAGCGAAGCCCAGACTGGGCGCAGCCACGGCGCGCTGAAAACGACACAGACGTAGGAGCGATGGCATGGGCGGCAAGGGCGGCGGCGGCGGCAACTACTATCAGCAGCCGGCTGATACATCAGGCTACGGCACGCCCGAGGAAGCGAAGATCACGCTTGCCAAGGAAAAGCCGATCGACATGTCGGAGTACCAGCAGACCATCAACGTCAAGAAGGCGGCGGCCGATGCCACCGCCAAGGAGCAATTGGCCAAGTCGGTAGCGCCGCCAACCAACATCAAGACCGACACCGGCGATGCGCTGGCCAACGCCATCATCAAACCCCCGGTGTATTGGGACGAGCAGGAAAAGAAAGCCGCCGCGACACCGCGCCTGCTGACCCCGCCGCCTGGCGTACAAGCTTAAAAGGAGGTCGCGATGGGTGGTAAGTCCGGGCCGAGTAATAATCAGATGGTCCAGTTCCAGATGGAGCAGGCCCGCAAGGCCGAGCAGAAAGAGAACCTGCGCCAGGCCCGCCTTGATCAGGGCAAGGGCGCGATCGATGAGCTGTTCGGGCCTGACAATTTCGGCGACGAGTTCTTCAACAAGTACAACAAGGCCTCGCTGGACTACGCGCTGCCGCAACTGGAGGGCCAGTACGACACCGCCAAGTCTGGCATGACGGCGGACCTGGCGCGCGCCGGGCTGTTGCGCTCCTCATCGGCCGGCTTCGCCCAGGGCCAGATGGAGAACCAGATGGCGGTCAACGAGGCTGGCCTGCGCGCCAAGGCAGATACCGATACGTCCGCGCTGCGCCAGAGCATCGCGAGCCAGCAGCAGCAGGCCTACAACCAGCTCTACCAGACTGAAGATCCAACCGTGGCGGCCAACACGGCGGCCAACTCGGCCGCGAACGCGCAGCTGACACAGCCCAACACGGGTGCCTTGGGCGACATGTTCAAGCCGATCGTCATCGGCCTCGGCTCGGCGGTGGCACCTGTGTATGGTGCGAGCCAGGCCAACAGCTATCTCAACCCGCGGTCGCCCAGTGGTAGCGGCTCGGCCACTTACAGTAACGGATAGCCGCGATGTGTGATCCGATCAGCATTATCGGTCTGGCCCTCTCGGTCGGCATGGCCTACGCCAACTACGCGGCGCAGGAGGACATGGCCAACCAGCAGCAGGCCGCCAACGACTCTTGGGTCGACTACCAGCGCAGGCAGGCCGCCGACTTCCAGAAGCGCGACGAGGCGCTGCGGCGTAATGCGGAAGCCGCGCGCTCGGCCTCGCTCGGCGAACTGACGCCGGAGAAGCAGAAGGCGGCGCAGGAGGGCGAAGAGGCACGGCTGAAGGAAACGCTGTCCTCGGAGGACGTTGCTAATCTAGAAAAAGGCGACCCCAACGCGCTGGCCAGCAAGATGCTATCCGGCCAGGAGGGTGCTGGCGACTACGCCAAGACCAACATCCAAGCCCAGATCCAGCAAGCCGCGATCGAAGCGCGCAAGCGCATCCAGGCGCTGGCCGCGGTGCAGTCCTATGGCGGCAGCCAGTTCGGGCTTACAAATCGCGCGAACACGATCCTAAACGCATCTGGTCAGGATATTCGTCTGGCAGGAAACGAGCGCGCCGGCGAGCTGGCGGCGTATAACGTGGCCAAGGCGGTCGAGCCGATCAAGATCGTGCAGCATGGTGGTCAGTCACTCGGCGCAGGCGCTGCCGTCGGCGCGCAGATGGCCGGAGGCGGACTTGGCAATGCAATGGCGTCCGGCATGTCGGTATAGGAGTGAACGATGGGTTCGCAGTTCGTTGACGGCTCGGCAGGCTGGGGCAGCATTCTCGGCAACGTGGTGAGCGGCCTCGAATCCGCGCCAGGCAAGGCGCTGTCCAACATCCACGCCGCCGAAACCATCAAGGACCAGCGCATCAAGCGGGCGCGGGAAGAGGAAGACTATCAGCTCAGGAACGCCGCCTCCGGTCTGCTCGACGCCGCGGTCCCTGCGGCGCAGGCGGCGCCGACCACAGCGGTCGGGCCGTTCGTCGGCGACATCAACGATCCCGCCGTTACCGCCGGCCTGCCCAGGGCCACCTTCATCGACCCACGGGAACAGGCCGCAGCAGAAGCACGGCGCGCCTACCTGGTCGCCACCGGCAGGGCAGACACGCTAGCCAAGCCGGGGCAGGGACCGGCATCGCTTGGCTACGCCACCGTCGGCGCTACCGGCGTGCCTGAAGACCCGCGCAAGCGCGCCGAGCTGGAGTTCTACTCCACCGGAAAATTCCCGACCCACGTCGGCACCGATGAGAGCAAGCAGCCGTTCAAGCAGTGGGTGCTCGAGGATAACTTCCCGGACGGGCGCCCGGCGCTCGAGAAGGTGGGCGTCCAGTTCGTCACCGACGTGGCGCCGTTCGAGCACATGAAGATCCGCATCTTGAATGGCGGGCACGCGACGATCGCCTATCCCGCCGGGCTGCTCGATATCCACTTCGTGCACGAGGCGATGGAGCACAAGCTGGTCCGCGCCTTCCTCGAGAAGGTGGAGCG